ACATTCTCGGAAATGGAGCGGCTCTCTTCCTGTGCGAGGCTCGACATGATCGTTATGAGCAGCTCGCCCTTGGAATCCAGCGTCCATATGTTTTCCTTTTCAAAATAAATCTCAATGCCCTCATCCTTCAGCTTTCGTACCGTAGTAAGGCTGTCCACGGTGTTCCTTGCGAAACGGCTCACGCTCTTGGTGACGATGAGGTCGATCTTCCCGGCAAGGGCATCTGCGATCATCGCCTTAAAGCCCTCACGCTTTTTGGTATTCGTTGCCGAGATTCCTTCGTCCGTGTATATGGCAACGAACTCCCAATCGTCCCGGCTCTTGATGTAGTTGGTGTAGTAATCAACCTGTGCCTCGTAGCTCGTGGTCTGGTCTTCATGATCGGTCGAGACGCGGGCATACCCGGCAACACGGCGTTTCTTCGTGCTGTTGATCGGTGTGGCCGTGTACCGGCTGATGGTAGCCGGAATCGCCGTTACTTTTCTTTGCGCCATGCTTTCCCACGCTCCTTCCGCAATTGTTTCATGTGTTCGCTCATCTGCTGCCGCACCTCCGGCGTGTACCTGCCCTTGATGGATTCCTTGAACTTGGCTCTCTGCTCATCCGTCCAAGGTCTGCCGATCCGTTTCGGCTGCTCCCATGTGCGGCTGACCGTTCTACCGTCCTTGAAATGGAAAACCATCTCCGTTGCGGAAACCACATCGATATGGTCTATCTGTCTGTCAAACTCGCCATCGTCAAACTCGGCAATGCCGAGCGTCTCCGCTATAAAGGGCTTCAGTACATCCTCACGCAATCCGACCGTTCCGCATCCATCCCGTTCGGCGCATCGCCAGTAGTAGGCTTTACCGCTCTCCGATGTGGAGGACGGCTGCGTGGCTCTGCGGAAATTGCACCCGCACCCTGCGCACTTAATCTTGCCCGTCATGACGGAGGAGCCTTTGCAGTTCGGTTTCTTCCTGCGCTTCTCAGAGGTTTTCGCTCTGTACTCCTCAGTCCAGCAATCCTGGTGTCCCGTGTTCGGGCAGTCCTTAGTAATGACCTCGCCGCTCTTCATGTGGAATTCAAGAACATATCGTTCCGGCACATTGATGAAGTCCACTCTGTCATGGAACACATCCTCATCGAATTCTTCCAAGCCGAGAACTTTGGCACAGGCCTTTTTCAGATTTTCATGGTTGATGCTGCCGCCGACAGGACATTTGCCGCCTTTTTTCTTCCTCGACCCGCAGACCCAAAACTCCATGAAGCCCCGGTCGGTACGCTTGTTGTGCATATAGCTTTGACCGCAATGCGGGCATTTCAGCATCCCCGAAAAGCAGGTGAGGTTCAGGCTCTTGTTTGCCCTCGGTCCCAAATCCTTGCGCCGTGCAATCTCCGACTGCACATAGTCGAAGGTTTCCTTGTCGATGATGGCGGGATGCGTGTCCTCCACATAATATTGCGGAAGCTGTCCCTTGTTCTTTTTCCGCTGTTTTGAAATGGGATCTGATATGAATTCCTTCTGTAGGAGAAGGTTTCCCGTGTAGGTCACATTCGTGAGAACCACCTTGATGTTGGAATCCACCCAGCGACAACCTTCTCTTGTTGTAATGCCTTCGGCGGCGAACTCCCGCTCCGTTTCCAGTCTCGACTTGCCGTCCAGGAAGTTCTGGAAGATGCGTCTCACGATTTCCGCTTCCTCCGGCACGATGACCAGTTCATCGCCTTCCCAGCGGTACCCATACACCCGGAAGTGTCCATTCGGTATCCCTTTCTCGAACCGCTTTCTGATGCCCCATTTGCAGTTCTCCGAAAGACTCCGGCTCTCTTCCTGTGCGAAGGATGCAAGGATGGTCAGCATCAACTCGCCGTCACCGCTCATGGAATTGATGTGTTCTTTCTCGAACCGCACCTCCACGCCGATGTCCTTCAAGTGCCGTACCGTCTCCAACAAGTCCACCGTGTTCCTGGCGAACCGCTGGATTGATTTCGTAAGGATGATGTCGATCTCGCCGTTGTCGGCGGCTTCGATCATACGCTTGAACTCATCGCGCTTGGCAATCCCGGTGCCGCTTATTCCATCGTCCGCGAACACACCTGCGTACTGCCAGTCAGGATTCTTTTGTATCAGGGAACTGTAGTAGCTGATCTGTGCGGAGAGGGAATGGTTCATGCGTTCCGATTCCATCGAGATACGGGCATAGGCAGCGACTTTCTTCTTCGTTTTTATGGTCGGCACTGCCTGTTCGACCCTTGTGATTTTTGCCATGAAATCACTCCTTTCCGACACTATACATCACTCTTTACGCCCCGGAAGTCAACGATATATCCGAGAATAATGTGCCGAAAACTGGCTTATATTTCTCAAGGAAAATTGTATCAATCTGACGATACTCCTCCTCTGAAATAATGCCCTCTTCGAGCATCTTTCTGGCAAGGTGCATGGTGGTCTGATAGAGCTTTTCGTTGCGGAATTCTTCTTTACTCATCGCCGTCACCACCTTTGAAACGGTCGGCGATGTAGCACTCATGGCTGCAATACTTCCTGCGCCTGTCCCCGTAGATGTGAAACTCCTTACCGCAGCGTGGGCATCTGAAATCATAGACCGCTTTCCGCTTCACCTGGTCGAGATGGCTGTTCCACCACTCGTTTCGGCACTTGTCGCAGCAGAAGCGTTTTTTCTTCCGCTTGGCGATCTGCTGAATCTCTCGGCCGCAATTCTCGCAGGCCGTTGTTTCCCCGGTGAGGATAACGGAAGGCACAGCTGTCGTGTCCCCGTTGATATCGTTCCTTCGACAGAAAGACTTTACTGTGTTCACCGAAATGCCAATCGTCTGGGCAATCTTGCCATAGCCGTTTCCAGCCGCACGGAGTTTGATGATTTGTGCTTTCTGATTATCGGTCATATTCTCTCGGCTCCTTCCGAGGGATAGGTCTTGTGGTATCTCCCTCACTCACTACCGAGAAATTCAACCCCCACCGTTACGGCATAAAAAAGCGGCCTGTAGGCTCTCCAAAGAGAAACCCACAGGCCATACCTGTTCCGAAAAAACCTTTATTTTCAACAGTCGGAACACGAGGAACACGAAAAATCCTATTACAACATAGATTTCGGGAACGAAAATAGAGTATATAAAAATGTGTATTATATACGGAGAGATAGGAATTTGCTGTTCCTATGTGTTCTCGTGTTCCGATTAAATCCTCGTGGCGAAGTCTAAGCTGATCCATCCCACGCCGCTTTTCAGCCGTCCCCAGCCTGCGGTCGAGCCTTTGCCGGACTTCACCTCCACGATGGTGTAGATGCCGACGGGAATGAACTGTGTCCTGTCGTAATCCGTCCCCGGTCCTTTGCGGATGTTAAGGTCGGAGATGCTGACCTTCGCAAGGAAGGGAACATCAGCCGATGCCGCCGGAGCAGTTGTTTTCGGTGTGTAGATGTTTACACCGTCCACATCGAAAACACTATATCCCGGATTGGCGTCCGCGCACTTCTTGGCGTTTTCCAGAATCTTGAACGCGCCTTTCTGCGACTTGGAATCCGCCCATGTCTTACGGACGCGGTACCACGCGATTGGCGTTTCGGATTCCTTCACATCGTACTGCGTGAGGTTCCACCGCTCGATGATGGAGCAGAGGTTCTCCACATAGGTAAGGCTCGTGGCATAGCCGCCGTCCTTGATGATCTGCACGGCTTTCTTGTAGTCCGTGCAGCCCTTCAGTCCCTCATAGCGTAGCTTGCTGCCGTTCTTCGCGCCGAGCAGATAAGCGGAATGGTCTGCGATGGAATCCTCCACGCACGGATACCTTCGGAAGTCCGCCGTGATCGTCTCGTAGCTGCCGTCCGTATGCTGCTCCTTCGTCTGCTTGGTGTACTTGCTCTTTCCGTCCCAGGTCGAACCGCTCCAGGTGTTGCCGGAGAGGGAGCATTTCATGCCGAACAAGTTATTTGCGTTCTGCGCCAGTTCGGATTTGCCGTAGCCGGATTCGAGGATGAACTGCGCCATCGAAACCGATGCAAGGATGCCCGTTTTCTTCTGATCGGCGGTAAACAATGTCCCCACACTCTTTACAACATCAGCCTCGGAAAGCCCGGAAAAGGCAGAAGCCTGTGTTCCCTGTGTAGTTGTGGGACCATCGGAACCATCGGTACCACTACCGAGAGCCGCCGTGACCTTCTCGGCAAGATCGCCCATCCTGGCAAACATCCAGTTGCCGGGACAGCTTTTGTTTGCGAACCACCGATGGACGGTCAGGATCATCTCGCCGGATTTCGGCTCATAGTTAAGCGTCTTGTCCTTATCGCCGAACCACAGCAGCTTGTTCTTGCCATTACGCTGGCAGATGTCCACGCACAGCTTGATAAGCGTCTGATAAACGATGTCGCGGAACGCATACGGCTCCGTGGTGTCGGACGCGCACTCGATGGTGATCGCTCTTTGGTCATTCGCGCTTGAGGAAGAACACCAGGAGCGGTTCTTCTCCTCAACATACATCCCGATGCGGCCGTCCTTATCAATACCGTAATTGCTGGACGCTTTCGTGGAGGTTTTTTCAAACCACTCGCCAAGTCCCTCCGCCGTACACTGACCCACGACACAGTGGGGAGTGATGCGGTCAATGGAATGCGTCCGCTGCCCGGAATGATTCGGGCTGAGTCTTGTATAAGCCACCATAGGGCTGTTCGTGTAAGCCATTACTCGTCACCGTCCTTTCCATCGGTTTCGCGGTCGTGGAGCTGCTCCAGCACCGCCTTCAGCTTTTCGGGGATGGGCAGACCCAGGTGCGCGGCGTTCTCCGTAAGGCTCACGCCCTCATTGGAGATGTAAAAGAAAATGACCGCCGTGCGCAGGACGCTGCCCGTGCCGATGACCTGCACATCGAGGATGTTGGCGATCCCCACGAGCAGGAAAATAAGCACCTTGCGGCAGATGCCCTTGAAGCCCACCTCGCTTGAGAGCTTCTTGTCTGCAACGGCGCACATGATGCCCGTGATGTAGTCGATCGCCACGAAAGCCACGAGAGCGATGAGCAGACCGTCACAGCCGCCGAGGAAGTAGCCGAGCCATCCTCCGATTGCCGCGAAGATCACCTGAATCGTGTTCCAGAACTCTTTCATAAGATTTGTCCTCCTTTGCGTTTTTGGTATGAAAAAAGCGACTGCCCGTAAGCAATCGCCGTTTTCCGAAAGATAGTGTGTCGTATTGTGTTATATTGTCATACCTGTTTCGGCAGCCACTCCCACAGCCGCAAATCCTCCTGACCAAGGGACCACATACACATCCCCCGGAGCTTCCACCGATAAGCCGCCTCGTTCGCCCAATAGACGAGGGAGTCCACGTCCTGGTAATAGAGGATGGAGAATCCGTCCGCATCGCCGAGGAACAGCCGCGATATCCAGATGTTGATGTCCACGGGTATGACCGATGCCTGGTAGTCGTTGCCGCAGGAAAGCGAGAGCATATCGTCCGAATGGAAGAAGTCGTAGTCCATCGAAATGTCCTCGCTCCTCGTGGATGATTCCTCCACGTCAGCCGTCAGCGTGAACACCTGGAACTCGCTGTCCCATGTGCAGTTGCTCCTGCTGATACGCCCGTAGGATTTCTGCGTCCCGTCCGGCATGACCACATCGAACCGCTCATACGGCTCGTATGTCCAGGCGTCCCCCAGGCGCATCAGTTCGCAGACCGTCCGGTTGTCGGAGCGGTACCCCGCGTAGCCGCCGGAGAAGCCGCTGACCGTTGCCGTGAACCGCAGCGTATAGGAAGAGCCGGAATAGACGCGCACCCTGTTCCCACGGATACGCATTTCTACCGTGTACATATTCGGATCGTCACGAAGGTCGGCGTTCGGCGTCCGCAGTATCTCTTGGTTGTAGCTGCCGAGGAGCGTGGAGCCGTTGTATAGTTCCACCGCCTGACTGTCGTAATTGAGACAGCAGAACAGGTTACCGCAGAACACGCCCGCCCGTCCGCTGCCGTTTGCCGGGAACGCCAGCCTTGCACGGAGGTGGATGTCCGAGAAGCCGTCATACTGCCACGCAAGCTGACCCTTGCCGTCAAGCTGGGAGTATACGCGCTCCGTGGAGTATTCCTCCGACCGCCACACCTCGAAGGAGCCGGACAGGATTTTCCAGTAGTTCGTCTCCAGTACGCCGTAGTCCCGGAAGTCCTCGTACCACACGAGAGCCGAGTCGGGCTTTCTGCGGAGCATTTCAAGCGTGAGACGGAAACCACGGTCGGGACCGACCATGTTGCCTTCCACATCCTTGAACTGTCTCGGTGAGAAGGAATAGGTCGCTTCTCCCGCTGACGGCGCTTCTGAAAAAGACGAACAGACGCGGAAACCGTAAAACTGAACGCCCTTCACATCGACAGAAATCTTCAGCGTATGCGTTCCTGCCGAAAGACTCACGCCGCTTGCAAGCGAAGTCCAGAAGGTGCTTCTCCAGTACGGCCACCACAGGCGGTTTTCCGAATAGTACGTGGTCGCTCCGTCCAGCGACACATAGATGCCGTTCTTGTCCCAGAAGGGATAACAGAGCCGCACCGCTACATCATAAGTCCCCGCCGTGCTTATGTTAAAACTGTATGTGACCGAGCCTTCATCTCCGAGCGTAGCAATGCCGTTCTCAATGGACACAATGCCGGATGCGCCGGTGTAGTTGCCGCCGTCATGGTCGATGATGATATTTTCAAACTCGGTTTTCTGCTGCTTGCCGTATGCGGTCAGATAATGCCTGCCGTTATATGTCCCGCTCATCTGCGGATAGGAATAGCTGTCCGCGTCCCGTCCTTCCATGTAGTCGTACACATGAGGGAGCGCCCACGGCACTTTGTTGTTATCGTCCCAATATCCCACGAACGGGATGAACGGCTGCGGCGGCTCGTCATCCGTGAAGTTATACACGCCTTTCAGCCAGTTCTGCGCGGCGTAGTAGGTCTGCGAGGTGCCGCGATAAGTCTTGCCAATGTTGGATGGCAGGTCATATATTTGCCAGTTCCAGCCGTAGGCGGGCATTCCGAGGAACACCTTCTCGGTATCCATGACCTCGGACGCATAGTCGTAGATGCCCTCAAGCCAGGAACGCGGGGAAACCGGTCCCGGCGCGGAGCCTGCCCACGCCATGCCGTAGCTCATGATGGACGCGGTATCGCAGTATCGGTTAAGGTCTGCGTACACGCACCAGTTCTCGCCACCGACCGAACCGTTGACCGAAGTCATACCCGGAAGGCAGATGTTCATCATCTTGGAGGGATCGTAGGCTTTGACCGTATTGTAGATGTTGCGGAACATCGCCGTGGATTCCTCGTGCGTGGAATACCCGTCGCCTTTCTCCAGGTCGATGTCGATGCCGTCACACCACGGATATTTCTGCATGATGCGGACGATCTCCGAGAGGAACATATCCTGCGCGCCGTTCGTATTGTCACGCAAGGCGCGGAAGATGCTGTTCGTTCCGTCATTCGCCACGGTAAGGAGCCAGTTGATGTGCGGATAGCGGTTGATGTAGGTGAGCATACTGCTGATCGACACGCCGCTTTCGTAAATCTCCCCGGTAGCCCTGACCTTGAAGGAGAAAAGACCGATCTGGCTGATGCGGTCACCGTAGTCCCGCAGAGCGTTATACATCCTGGTGTTGCCCATAAAAGTCCACACCATGATTTTCTTTCCCTTTAATGTGTCCATCAGAGCAGTCCACCTCCATCGTCCATTTCCTGCATCGAATATAAAAGCTGCGCAGATTTCCCCTGCGGAAGGGACACGATGTGCTTGGAATCCCACGCCGCGCTGTACTGATAAAATCCGTCCTTCGTTTCCTTCACGCCGTTCCTCGTGCATTGCCGGGTAGACGCCAAAAGAGCCACATCGTCCCCGGCGTTCATAGCGAACGGGAAGGTCGCTTTCTGACCGCCCACTCCCTGGGCAAGCGTGACCGAGCCGCCCTCCATGTCCTGTTTCGGATGGAGGTGGATGTCAAGCCCCGCCGATGTGCCGCCGAGGTTCAAGAGGATCACCGTCTCTTTTGAGCGGACGATGCCGTTGAACCACACGGGAGCGTTCTCCGATTCCTTCAGACAGATTTCCGTGTGCGGAGCGTAGCCCGTCAGAGCGGAGCCTTCCTGCAGTTGAATGTCGGTGAACCATATCCTGCCGGAGCAGTCGGTGATGGTAGGAACCACCGTGACGCTCACGACCCGTTTGTCCTGCTTCTTGTTTACGACCTCCGCAAGACGGATGAATCTGACGTTACCCATCAAGCGTCCACTTTATCTCGCAGGGATGTCCTACCCATCCCGTAGCGACCGCTCCCGCCTGGAGGAGTATGTCTGTCACATACAGTTTCCCCGTGCAGTTCGTGATGCAGATTCGGACGGTGATGGACTTGACCCTTGCGCCATAGTTTTCCGGCGCGACCTTCGCCTGTGTTTTTGAGAAAAATACCATAGCCCACCTCCGTCAGTACAAGTCGATGAACCGGCTTTCTGTCGAGCCGTCCTCATATTCGATGATGACCTCGATGCCGACCTGCGAGGAATCCGAGAGCTTCTCCAAATCCTCCGAGCCGATCTGCGCCGAGATCGTATAGCTGTCGCGGTTGGCGGGATACACGGTCTGCGACAGGCTTTTCGTCCTGCCCGACACGCCCTCCGCCATGAAGGACGCCGTGCCGGACGCTCCGTTCTCGCCGTCAGCCACAAAGCCGGAACTCGTCCAATAGGCAAGCCCGTTGTCAGCGCGGGAGTTTCGCAGAAGGTTGAACGGCACCATTTCACGGATATCGTCATTGGATACCATGCTCGTGCCTTCCAGCGTGTCGGCGGCGTTGTCCCATTGGCTTGCGGAACTGCCGAGGTTCTTCAGCGTGGTGGAAAGCTCCAGCACCGTGTTCCACGGCTCCTGCAGGTTGTATTCCCGGCGCACGATGCGAGTCGTGACCGAGATGCCCAGCTCCTTGTCCTCCACGCGCACATAGTCCCCAAGTTCCCACGCCTCATGCTCGTAGCCCGTGAGGACGGACAAATCCATAGCGTTCAGCACATAGGAAATGGTGGGCTTGGCATACTGCGCCAGCCGCATCTCCGTGTACTCCTTCATCTGGTACGGATTCGTAAAAGACGAGCAGTCCAGCGTGGAGATGCGTATCTCGTTTGTATAGGTAAAGTCCTCCACATAGGGCTTGCCGCCGTTGATATCGGCGAAGGTCAGCCCGTCCGCGCCCACGGCATAGAGCCTGGTCACAAGGCTGCGGGTATCGACCACCCTCTGTATGGACTTCATGTTCTTTCTGTAGGCAAAGAGCGCGCCGCTGTCCTTGCCGTTGACGGTCAGCAGATGCACCAGCCTGTTCGGGCAGTCGAAAACAAGATCGCCGCCGTGCAGGTCTGCCACGTTTCGGAGGATGGAGAGTGCGTTCTTCTCGCTGCTTGTCCATGTCCTCTTGGTGCGCACATTGACCGTGCCGACAGACCACTCCGTTCCGGCAAGAGCGTAAGCCATCGCCGTTTCCGCATACTCCGCTTCAAAGGTGCGTTCCTCTTTTCGGACGGAGAAGGTAAGGTCGTAGAACTCCGCCTCGGCGTACACCTCCGTGACGGAATTGCCCTCGGTATCCTTGCTGTCCGTGACCGTGCGTACCTTGTAGATATCGTCCACGATCTGTATCTTTTTCTCGCTGTCGATATGGACGCGCTTGCTGTCCCGGAACGGTATCTTGAAGGACAGCGTGTCCTCGCCGTTGATTTCGCCCGTGACGATGATGTCGTAGGCGTTCTCAAGCACAGCCTCCCACGCGCCGTTGGAATCAAGCACCACGGGACGGGAATAACCGATCTTCTCATACGGCGATTTCGGTATGTCGTAGAGCCGGATGTCTATCAGTTTCGGCGTCTTGCTCGTATCGCTTGTCGTAAGCGTCACCCGGAAACGGATGTATTCCTTGTTGGGAGACGCCAGCTTTCCGTCAGCGGGAACGGCCACCCAATCGCTCCATGTGATGAGATCATCGCTTGTGGAAGTCTCCACGAGGGATACAGCGGTCGTGCCGGAGATATACTCGCTCGTCACGGACACGCGCCCTGTGCCGGAGAGACTGCATTCCGCAGCCGCCGTTGTGAGGACGCCCTCGGTCGGATATGCACCACTCGACTTGCGGAGCGTGACCGTCCCAGGCTCGGTGATGCCGTCAACCGCTCCCGTGGTGTCTCCGGCGTTCGCCATGACAGCGGAGCGGAAATAGTCCATGAGATCGTCAGCGGTAAGAGCCGAATCACAGTCCAGGAACCACTCGTCAAAGCCGCCTGCGTACCAGTAGGAATTGTTCAGCATCCCCCAGACAAGGTCAGCCGTGCAGGAGCGGTTCAGTTCTCCCGATATGGTCAGCGCGGAGGATTTCCATACCGTGCCTGCCGCCTTATCGCCGACCACATACCAGGCTTTTTTGGTGTTTGGCTCGATCACCGCCGCGATGAAGTACCACTTGGCGTTCTCCAAAGAAAAGGACGGCGTGACCGAGGTATCCAGTATCAGAGAGCCGGAGGAATTGTAGAGCATGATCCTTGGCTTGCCACGGATGAGCGACAGATAGAATATCGGATTGCCCGTGCCTGCTCTCGTGGAAAGGAGCGGCGTGTATGTGTTACCCACGGAATAGGTGGTCGGACGCATCCAGCCGCCTACGATGATACGCTCTCCGATGTCGGAGAACATCGTGCCGTCATTCGTAACCTTGAGATAGGTCTGCTCTGAGGAGGGATTATTGATATTCATGCGGAAATAAGAGCCGAATATGCCGTTTGTCAGTGAGGCGGTCGTTCCGCTCCAGTTATTGATATATGCCTTCCTGCCGTTGCCGGAGGAATCGGCAAGGAAGGTATCGGAGTCCGGCGCATCCTCATTGAACCGCCACAGACCGCCCCCGGCATATTCCGCGGGAAACTCTCCCGTGAAATCCGTCTGCTTGTCCAGTATTGTTTTTAAGGACATGAACCGTCACCTCCATCTGCTTCTTGCCTGTATCTCAAGGCTTGTAAATTCTGCGTTATTCTCTTCCACAGTTATCGTGTTATCGCCGACCTCAAGCGAGGGAAAATTCAGTTCCGAAAGGTAGGGCAGACCGTTCCGCAGGACGTTGCCGTCCGCATTCTCTACCCATGACGTCATCATGTCAGTATCGACCACCAGCGTTTCCGCTGCCGCAAGCGCGGCGTTCACGACCTTAAGCTGTGAGCCGTTCGTGGTGATGGTGATGTAGTTGTTCACGCCGGAGGTGATAACGCCCTTGATGCGATAAACGGGATGGGACTCAATGTTTCCTTTCGCTCGTTTGACCGTGTGCGTACCCGCTGCCGTGATGGAAAATTCCTCGTCCTCCACGGCGTAGGCAAACGGATCGGGACAGAGAAATTTCAAATCGAAGCTGCCCGCCGAGCGGATGAGCAGCCTCTCGCAGTTCACCTTCTCGGAGAGCCTTGCCATGAAGTACCTGTCCGGCACATCGTCAAATATAAGCTGTTTCAGTCCGCCCGCAGGATCGAGCCACAGTGCGATATCGTCCAGCACCGACACGAGAGCCGCAAAGGTTCTCTTCGGCGGGATGCTGCACGATACATTGATCTCCCTATAGTCGAAATCCGCGCCGAAGTCCGCGATGCCGCTCTTACCTGGAATGGACGCAGTATAGTTGCGGAGATTTCCGCACACCTGCCAGGAGGTGAGCCGTGCTTTCAGACCCATATCCGCAGAAGATGTATCGTTGTATATAAATCCCATTCAACCTACCTCCTTATGCCGTTGAAAAGCGTCCCTGCGCACGGGAGCCTGTCTGTATCAAATCGTACAGTTCCTGTGAAATCCTTCGGATATCGTCCTCGCTGCGGACGATCATCTGACCGACCGAAACGAGTGAGCCGTAGGAACTGCCGCCGTTCGTACCGGTTGCCCCGTTTACCGCAGAGCGGACGGTCGCATCAGCATCAAGGTTGAAATTACTCGGTACGGCGGTCTTCATATCATCCGCCAGCCCGTTCATCACATCCATGATGCCCTTATTCAAATCCTGCGCGGCATTTATCGCCACCTTTGCCGAATCATCGATACCTCCGGCAAGACCCTGGGTAAGCATATCGCCGACCCACGCCATCTCCCTGGAAGGCGAGGATATTCCGAAGAAGCCCTTGATCTTGCTCATGAGGTTGGAGCAGAAACCGCTGACCTTGCTCCACAGCCAGGACGCTGCATCGCTGATGCCGTTCCAGATACCCTTGATAAGGTTCAAGCCGACCTGCGCCATCTGCGACACGCCGCCTGCAAAGCCCTTCACGATGGAGGATATGATCTGTGGCACGGCTTTCACGATTGCCACGATGATCTGCGGCAGGTTCTGTATGAGAGCCACGAACAGCTGAACACCCGCCATGATGATCTTGTCGATGTTCCCGATGAGTGCGTTGACAATGCTTGTGATAATCTGAGGAATGGCGTTCACAATCGTGGTGATGATGGTCGGCAGGTTCTCTATCAGAGCCACAAGCAGACGGACGCCCGCGTCAATCAGCTGCGGTATGCTTCCGAGGACGGCGGTCAGAATTCCATCAATGATCTGCGGTATCGCCGCCACGATTGCCGAGATGATCTCCGGCAGAGCCGTGATGAGCGAAGTCAGAAGCTGAATCCCGGCATCGATGATCTGCGGGATGGCCGCTATGATGAACTCTACAATCGCCGTGACGATGTCCGGCAGAGCCGCCACGAGGACGGGGATCGCGTCAAGGAGCCCCTGCGCCAGCCCCATAATAAGCTGAAGGGCTGCGTCCAGTATCATCGGGAGGTTCTCGATCAAGCCCTGCACGATGGTCACGATTGCCTGTACCGCCGCAGGGATGAGCGTAGGGAGAGCCTCGCCGATACCCTGCACGAGCGTAGCGATAAGCTGCACGGCGGCTTCGATGAGGAGCGGAAGGTTCTCTATAATGGCGTTCACTATCGTCATGACCGCCTCGACCGCCGCCGGAATAAGGCTCGGCAGCAGATTCAGCAGCGTGGTAAGCACCTGAGAGAAAAGCTCCGTGACCGTCTGAAGAAGCGTGGGCAGAAGCTCCGCCACCGCTTCAAGCAGCGCGCCCGTTGCGGTAGGTAGCGCAGATACGATGTTTTCAATGATCGGAGTTACATTTGCCACCACATCCTTGAATGCGTCCACGACATTATTGCAAAGCTGCTCCATGTCCGCATCGGCGTTGCCGAATCCCACAACAAGGTTCTGGATTGCCGCCTGCATGGAATTGATGGAGCCGGAAATGGTATGTTCTGCTTCCCGCGCGGTCGTACCCGTGATGTCCATGCTCGTCTGGATCACATGGATGGCTTCGACCACATCCGCATACGAATCGATGTTGTATTCGACCCCGGAGATAGCCTGCGCATCGGCAAGAAGACGCTCCATTTCCTGTTTGGTGCCGCCGTAGCCGAGTTTGAGGTTATCGAGCATGGTGTAGTTCTGCTTGGCAAAGCCCTGGTAGGCGTTCTGTATGGACGCCATGTCGGTACCCATCTTGTTGGCGTTGTCCGACATATCCGTGATGGCCATGTCAGCGTATTCCACAGCCTTTTCGGTATCGCCGCCCAGGGACGAGATCAGGCTTGCGGAAAAGCTCGTGACGGTTTCCATGTAGTCGTTTGCTGACATACCCGCCGTTTTGTATGCGTTCGACGCATACTGCTGGAGCTTCTGCGAGGAATCCTTGAACAGCGTATCGACACCGCCGACAAGCTGCTCATAATCCGCATAGGCAGAAATGACTTCCTTGCCGAGTTTTATCGCGGCTGCTCCGGCGGCCACCACGACCGCGCCCATTGCCGCGCCGACAGATTTCAGCACGGTCCCAAGCCCCTTGAATTTGCTCTCGGACTTTTCGGCGGCGTCCCCGGCGTCATCGATTTCATCGCCCATATCGTCCGCACTGTCGGTCACATCGTCCATTTCGCGGTTCATGTCCTCAAGTGCGTCCTCGGCTCTTCCGTAGTTGGAATTAGCCTCTTCCAGAGCGGCGTTATTGTCGCTAAGTTCCCGCTCCATATCGTTGAGAGCGGCCTCTGCGTTATTCAGTTGAATCTGCCAGCTCTGCGTCCTGCGGTCTGTCTCCCCAAAGGAATCTGACGCATTCTGGAGAGCGGAACGCAACGTCTCGATTTTCTGTCTCTGTGCTTCGATTTCCTTATTCAGCACATTGTTCCGCGCGGAAAGAGCCTGCACGGATTTGTCGTTCTTATCAAACTGAGAGGATACCAGCTTCATTTCCGAGCCGAGTACCTTGAACGACTGGTTGATATCGGCAAGAGCCTTCTTAAATTCCTTCTCGCCCTCCACGCCGATCTTCAGACCGAAATTGTCAGCCATGCGTCTTTACCTCCTTCCCGTCAGATTCCGTATGGGATAACATCGTCAATCGTGAGATTCTGTTTCGGCTTCGAGATGCCGTTGTACTGCTTATGGCATTCCCACAAATCCATAAACAGACCGAACGGCATCAGCCAGAACTCATCCTGCGAAAGATGAAGCTGACCGATGCCGTAATATAAAAGCCGGGTAAATAACTCCTCGTCACTTACCCGACTTGCGCGTTTTTTGGATCAGGCTCACTTTCCACGTTGCGCTTTGTACCTCTGTACATAGCTTCCATGATGGCGTCCTTGTAGTCCGTCAGTTCCATCGGCGAGGTGAGAAGCTCAACCTCCTCCGCAGTCAGTTCCGGCTTTTTCTCATCCGGATGCTTGAGGTTGTGGACGAGGATGGTCTGGTTGCATAGCAGCGTGATGAGCCACACGATCTCATCAAGAGCCATCTCGAAGTTCTCCGACTTCATCAGCTTATCGCCCAGGTTCTCCAGTCCGCCGTAGCGTCCGGCGATTTCCTTCGTTGCCTTGGTGGTGAGGAGCATTTCATACTCCTGACCGCCGATCTTTACGATTGCGCTTCTTTCATCCATAGTGTGCTACCTCCTTAACCCTCGCCCTGAAATGTCGGTTCATAAACACTTGTGTACCAGCCGGAGATCGTCTCGGCGGTAACGCCTGCATCATCCTCGGACACCTCCGCTTTCCACGGATGGTTGCCCTGTGCATCCACCTTGTTCCTGCGGAACACCGTGCCTTCAATCGTAGGCGTGGAGAACTCGATGCTTTCGCCCTTGGTTGTAAGGTTGGTGGCAGGGATACCGAAAATGACGCGGTAGAGCCAGAAGTAGCGGTACTTGCCGTTTGCTTTCTTTGCGCGGAATCCGATGGCCACGGGATCACCGCCGTCCTCGGATGCGGACACAAGTACGCCATTATCATCGACAGTTGCGCCCGTAAGGTCAGCCGCTACGGAAAGCCCGATGTTGTCCACGCCGAGCGAAAGCGTCCCGCTCTGGAACTCCTTCACGACCTCCGCCGCGCCGTCATCCGCATAGAGCGTAGCCTCAGCAAGTTCCACGGAAAGTTCCGCAGTCATTGCTTTGGCAAGGGACACGGGAGTCGCATAGGTTTCGTTGCCGTTTGTATCCTCCGTGATCTTGGAGTAGTAAAGTTTATCAAGACCGATTGTAGCCA